TTTTACCGACTAAACCTCGCACACACTTTGGCCACAATAGCACCCGACAACACTACCAATAATGCCGCCAACGATTTCAAAAAGAGTTTCATAATATCCAGCGATTCAACCAGCCCTAACTCATTCATTTACTACCCCGACACATTTAACGCAGGTCTTTCAACATGGGTATTCCCTTGTGGTGGTAATTGGCCTTTGCCGGTAACAGGGACTACTGATAGTAATTATGGGCAAGGTAATGGTTTTACTGCTTACTACCATACTATTCAAATAAGCACCCCCGATACACAAGGTAATAGTATCATATTCCCTGCTGGTTGTAAATTATTTTGTTATAATCTTATCATTGGACAAAATGCTATGATAAAGGCCGCTACGGGCCAAACCTCCACAATCGCGTGTATTAACAAACCCGCCATATTTGGAACATGGAACTTTATTCAAATGTCCCCAAATGAGTATCAAGCGCACCCCGAATACCTAACCGGCTACTATGAAAATCTTACCATAGGCAACAAATTAACTGTTGGTGGTCTTATTGACCCTCCAACCGGCCTTGAATTAGAACCGCAGGCATCAAATCCTCATAACGCAAATACCGTATGGATTAACAGTAGCGATGATGATAAATTATACTTCGGTGCAGATGAAGTAGGTGGTGGTGGCGGTTCATATACAGACGCAGATGCTATCGCCGCCGTTGAGGGTGAAGCAACACTCGCCTTAACAGGGGAAGTGCAAATGACAGTTGCCCCTGCCGCACCCGCAAGTGGGGTCGCAATAGGTAAAGGTAATACTTACGCTGATACGCTCGGTGTGAGGACTCAGTATGGTTATTTAGATATAGGGCCAAAAAACGCTTCTTATTGTCATTTATACACCGATAGAAACAAGTTCTATTTTAATAAACAAATAGAGTTTGACGCAGGGGTTCTTTCGGCATATAATGACGACATGACTTTACTAACTGATGGGACAAGTAGCACAGGTCTTGAGCGCATACGCATCAAAAAGGGTGCAACGGCAACAAAGGTAGGTATCGGTGAAACAGACCCCGATTGTGCGCTACATGTTACCAGCGCGAGCACAGAAGATTATATCCTAAGAACACAGGGCGGTGATGGAAACCTACGCATCAATCGCTACGGCCACATTCAATTACAGAATGATAACTCCAACCCTCTTGATGGCGACACAATTGATAATCCCCTTTTTCAAATAGGACAACGGGATAGCGGCCAAATAGATTTTGCTTTTGGTGATTTATCGGGACAATTGGTAGGGTCATCGGATGCTATTATGTCAATGGGCCGTGTGGGTAATGTCGCTTCGGGCGATATTGAAATGGGGTTCTTTGGTGCGAGTAAAGTGGTTCAACAAGGGCCAATCGCCGCCCCCCCTACTATGCCTACGGGGGATGCTACGGCAAACGCATTAGCAATAGGGGAAATAATAACGGCACTAACAAACTTGGGGTTAATACAATGAGATTAGGAAAAATAGTATATCAGCCAGCAGAAAGATGTTATACAAAAGTGAACATTGAAGAAACAGAACATGGATATAAGTTATATAGGGACGGACGCGACGGGCCATTCACATTTATTCCGCATAGCGCAGTTAGAAGTATAGAGTATTATGAAGGTGAAAAAAATGATAGATGAACAACAAATACTATTGGGCTTGAGTATAGCGATTATAACAGGTAGTGTTATATTTTGGGTCTATAAAAAGTATAAAGAAATAATGGCCGACGGTGTGGTAACGCTTGATGAATTGATTGATGTTGCAGAAGAAGGTGCAGAAATCATATTAGAAACTCTTATTGAAGTTAATGACCTCAAAGGATTAGGTAAAATGCGAAAGGGCGACCTCATAGACCTTTGTGTAAAACATGGTCTTGATGACACAGGGACGCGAGCCACTCTTATTGCTCGCCTAAAGGAGTTGTAATCATATGGCCGCTACATATTATTGTTCAAACGCTGATGTAGGCATGAGGCTTGGCTTAGATAGCAACCAGCGCACAAGAGCCGCAACTCGTATTACTGCGGCTATACGCCGTGCGTCAATTGGTATAGACCAAGAGTTCCGCTACTATGGTAGGGATGCGCCAACAAAGAGCATCGCTTCTAATACTCTCAACGGCGCTATTACTGCCGGTGCAACCACTATCACACTAACAGACGCATCCTCTTTTAGTTCCGCAGGGAATGGGGATGTGAACGGTGATTCATTCGCTTGGACGGGTAAATCCACTAATGATTTAACCGGCGTTACAGGACTTTCGTTTGACCATGACACCGGTGATGCAGTTACAGAAGGCGAAATGGCCCATGTCCTTCGTGAAGTATGTGGGGATTTAGCCGCCGCCCTTTATCTTGAAGATGAAACGGCATTTCATCAGTCGGGTAGCGAACCCGTCCGTAGTAATGTCCTTCGCGAGCGTGGCGAAAGCAACCTAAAGCGTATTGCACATTTGGGAACTATTGATTGAGGCGATACTATGGCTATTACCGTTAGTAAGCAGACAGGCGATATGGATTTCGCTTATACTATTGATTTTTCGGAGATTGACGGTGCTATTAAACAAATGGATAAAGACGCCGCAAAACTAATCAAAAAGGCAATCAAAAAGGTATTTACTAAAGAAAAGCAAAATACCAAGAAGCGATTATCAAGTGGGAGGTATGCTAACATGGGTGGTAAAGTAGCCGACAGTCTTGATGTTGAAGAAGTTAAAGAGTCAAATAAGTTCGGTATTCGTTTTGGTTCTCAACCAATAAATAGTGGTGGGGTAACAGGCTCAAGGGGCGGTAAATTAGCCCAATACTTAGAATATGGTGTTAGGCGACACCCATACTCATTCAAAGGTTTGGAAATAACAAATAGAAGTGGGAGTATGGGTTTTATTAACGCCCTAAAGACACCATACCATCCCGGTATTAGACCGCAGGAATGGCTTACACGCACCTATGAACGAGTTAATCCACAAATCCCCGACGCAATTCAACAAGCATTAAGTGAAGCATGGAAAGGAGGGGGCAACTAATGGCTATCGCAACAACAACCCAATGGTGGGACGCACGACTAAATGGTGAGAATCCCGAACTTCCCGATACTACCAACACTAATACCACATGGAGTAAGACGGGCGCAGGCACACCTGCGGCATCCGGTGGCGCTTGGAGGGTATCGGATAATGATTATAATTTCGTCCCTACTACTACCGCATACAGTATGGTCGTTTGTCTTGACTACGATTCAGCCCCAAATGCAGGTGAACAAATTATGTTCATGGATAACGGAACATATAGTGTAGGTGTTGAGGTTGCCGCAGGCGGGGCATTCAGTCTTGTGGGCGCTACTACGGCCACCACAGGCGATTTAGACCCCGATATGACAGAAGAAGTTGCTATCCCTACTATTATGAGGCTAACACTTACGACAGATGGAGTAGCCCGTTTATATCCCCTACAAATTATAGAAGATGATGACGGCGCGATAGTGTATTTGGAAGTTACGGCTACTAATGATGTAAGCGGTTCAAAGAAGATTCAATGGGGCAATAATACCGGCACTATTGATTGGAACAATGTGTATGCGACCACATTCGGCGCTTTCACACCCGACGAACTTGCTATGTCGGACTTCTCCACTAATACTTTACTACGCATGGGGCTACAAACCGTGCAACTGTTAAAAGATTCAAAGAGAATGCACCTCAAGAACTTTGTGGACGATTCGGCTATCGTGTATGGTTATGATTTGTCAAGCCAAATGATAACTCGTTTAACTCCACCAAGCGTTCATGTTGTATTACAAAATATCAAATCCCCTAATTTTGAGGCTTTAAGTGGGACGAGAACCCGTCAAGAATACGATGTAAAAATGTTTATCACGACACGCGGGACTGATTACAAAAATGCCTATCGCCTCGGTGTTAATATCATGGGCGACATATTTGATGATTTATACCTAAATACAGGACTAAGTGGGACTACTGATAGTCTTATAGCATTCACTTCCGATTTTGATACCAAAATGGACGATGATGAAGTAATCTGTGTTCATGTCCTAACACTTACCTACATGCGCCAAGTGTCCATGCTACACAGGTAATGGTTAAATAACACAAAGCCCCTAACAACTACTAAAGGTAGGTTTTTACCATGACTGATTTCGCAAACCGCTATGTATCAATTGAAAGAGAGAGTTCCTACGGAACGAGCGCAAGTGTTAGCACATTATATGGAGAAGTGGATGATGAGTCCATTCAACATCGTTTTGACATTATAGAGCGCGGGGACATGAATTATTGGGCTATGCAAAAGTCCGCAAACGGCAAAGAGTATTCCGAGGGCGACCTCAACTTTGCCCTACAAGCAGATGATTTCTGCGGAATGCTTCTTTATGGGGCTATGGGCAAGGATGTTGCTACAAGCCAAGCACACGCTATGACAGAAACTACTGCTAATTCCCTCCCTTCATTCACAATAAAGGTTGGCCGTGAATCTAAAGAGCACACATACACCGGCATGATGGTTAACCGCATGTCATTAACTGCAAATGTAGGAGAGTATGTTTCAGCATCCTTTTCCTTTGTAGGAAAAGCAGAAAGCGCACTTGGTTCACTAAGCACACCCGATTGGGGCGCTGGGGCTAACAAGTCCGGTTCATCAGCAGTTGACGGATTTCACTTTGCCGATTGTGCAGTTAAGTTTAACGACGATACTGATGCTTCAACTTTTGTTAAATCCTTTACCCTTGAATTAAATAATAATCTTGATACTGACAACGCATGTGCGATTGGAAGTAGCACATATACCCGTGCGCCAATCATGCAACGCCGTGAAATCACAGGAACACTTGAGTTTAACCAACCTATCCTTGATGGTTCAACACCAAGTGGGCAGAATGGAGAACCGGATTACGCGGAACTAACCGCAATTGCTGGTCTTGAGGTCAATGGCGTAACAACTTACGCTATCCAATTTCTTTTGAGCGACGGAACAAACACCTGCACTATCAATTTAGTTGATGTTCGTTATGAAGCACCAAGCGCAAATGTTAGCGGACGGGATGTTGAAACAATGAGTGTCAATTACCGAGGCTACATTGACCCAACTGCGGCAACTAAGGAAGCCATGAACATCGCATTTAACACAAGCAACGCTGGAAATAGCGGAGATAATTATAGCGCACTTTGAGAGTGATTGTTATGCCGAGAGGAAAAAGAGTAGCACCGGTTAAGAAACCGGTCAAGAAAAGTAAAGCAAAGAAAAAGAGTAGTGTAAAGAATGCCGGTAAAAACGACTGAAATTGAATTAAATGATGGAACTAAGGTTAAGGTGCGTCAAGCATCCGGCCTTGAAAAACTGCCCTTTGAGAGTATTCTCGCAAAGGCTTTTAGAAAGCATAGAACATTTGGTATAGACCAACAAAAATGGACGGAAGAACAACAAGAACAATTCTTAAGTGAATTGGATAACTTGGGTGGCGGTATGGATTCGCAAATAGCGGCTCTTGTTCCCCCCTGTATTCTATCCGAAGAAATAGATGTTAACATGCTAACCGCAGATGAATTGCGGGAAATATACTTATATGTAAAGGGAGGCACAGACGAGGATGGCGAACCCCCTTTGGACTCATCGGGCGAGTAGCGCCCGCCATGTGTTCCTCCTATAAAGGCGTCCTACCCTCCGATTTAATAGAAAAATATAGCGGAGTAGGTGGGTGGAGAAAATTGGAGTTTGACATAGCAACACTTGGTGAGATTCACGACCAAATTACCGACGCTACCAAGAAAGGTAGTGATTTTGACGGTAGTAAAATGGAAGCCCGAAAGAGGCAACGCCGTTCTAAGCGCGCCGACCTAACAGGTGGCGACCTACACGATATATTAAAGAAAGGCGGGTTCACTACTAATAAGGAGGGTGAACCATGACACGGGTAGGTGGCTCGCAAGTATTCTTTGATGTAATGGCGTCATGGAATACCGACCGGCTTATACAAGACAAAAAAACAGTTGAAACTGTCCTTAGTGCTATCGCGCTTGACGCATTCTCAGCCGTAACAGGCGCGTTTGCTGAAATAGGTAGCCATATTGATATGATTACTGATGCAACAATTGATGTTGCGGTGGGGATGGAAGAAGCCCGTATTCAATTTGAAAAGTTTGCTAATGAAGATAATGTGTTAGTTGTTGAGCAGATGAATGAAAGCATCATCGCGCTTGGTGAATCATATGCCTTTTCGGGTCAAGAAGCCTACGCCGCCGCCTCCCGTATGGCGCAATTAGGTGGCGTTATAGGTAAAACAAATGTTGAACTTGGAACGCAGTTAGGATTACAATTTTCCCTTATTGCCGACATGGACACAGAAACAGGTATGCGGCGCTTAATCAATCTGCAACAACAGACCAGCCTCATGTATAGAAAATCTGCTGATAGTTTGGAGTATTATACTGCGGCGGAGTTCCGAAGTTTAGGGCCAGCGGTGCAACGACAACTCGTTATGGAAAATACTACTCGTGTTATGGACGAACTCAATACAATTGAGAATCGTTCAGCCGCTACATTAGACCAAATGACTTTCGCTATGAATCAGTTTGCCGCACAGGCTCACATGACAGGGGAAGAAATAAAAGATATGGCCGCTATGACCGCCATTTTAATTGAGGCTGGTGAACAACAAGGGCCAACCGGTCGCGCTCTCAAAATGATGTATGCTCGTCTTGGTGGGGATATTGATAATACGCATGAAAAATTGCGCGCATATGGTATAGAGGTAACAGATGCAAACGGCAACATGCGTAAAATGACCGACATTATGGATAATTTGAATAGGGTGGGGTGGGCTAATTCCTCTCAAGCAGTTAAGCAGAACATAGCGCAAATTGTAGGTGGTAATCGCCACTATGTCCGTTTCATTAAGATGATGGATAATTACAGGCGTATGCAGGATTTGTCAAGTGATGCTACCAACGATGTTGATACCGCACAAGAGGAATTACAACGCCGCCTTGAAAGCACCGCATTTGATTATCAAGAACTTACTGACGAAATTGAAAACTATAATGCTAAAATTGGAACTGAATTACTCCCTACCATGAATGAGGTTCTCCAAGCGCAAAAAAGTTTTCGCCAAGAAGCACTAAAGTTTGTTAGTGGTGATTATGGCGAAGGGTTTGCGACTATTGTAAAAATGATGGTAAAGATGAAGGGGATGGGTGAAATATGGGCGCCGATATTAACAATGAATCTTGCCGTGCGTTCCCTCGCCATCGGTCTTGGAACGGTGCGTTCTGTTATGGCTGGTATTCGTGGTGAGTTAATTGCCCAAACTTCCTACCATGAAAGAGGTATTAAAATTGCTGAACATGGGACTAAATTAAACGAAGCACAAAAGGAATTGATGAAAGAACGGTTAGAAATTGTGCAAAGCATTAACTACTATGAAGGACAAATAAAAGATAGTAAAAAAATACTCTCAGCGATGGAAGAAGTGGAAGTGGCCTTATTAGAAGAAAAAAAGTTGTATGCGGAACAATTTAGACTATCACAATTACAAGTTATGAAGCGTAAAGGTGAGTTCAATGTCCGCGACAATATGGAAAGGCAACACTACCTTGATATAGAGAGTAAGATTTCGGGTAGTATGTTTAAGCAATTAAAAGTTTTAACCGATATAAACAATATGAAGGCAGTAAGTAGGGCATTAAACACGAAAACTGACAAAAGCAAACAACGGCAGGTGCGACTTGAAGGAACTAATTTAGACCTTGTGCATCGCCGCCATATTGCTGAAATGAAAACATGGGCTACTGCGGACAAGAAAATACAGAAACTTCATACTGAGCATAAATTATTAGAATTACAAGTGCACGATTTATTAGCAATTGAGAAGCGTTCCGATGCTGAAAATGCTATATTAGCACAAATACAAGAAAGACGGAAGGAAATACTACGCACAGTTACGGTAACGGATAAGAAAACGGGGGAAGAAGTGCAGACAACTAAAGGTCTGTTAGTTGAACAAAAAGCCATACGGTATGAAGCAAACAGAAGGCTTTTTATAACTGATACTTTTATACAAAAGAAAAAAATAATAAAGGGGTTAAATGCTGATGTTGCTAAATACAATAAGTTGATAAATACCTTCAAAGGTGAGCAATATAACATTACTCAAGCACAGGCAGAAGTTAGAAAAGTTCTCAAGGGTTTGGATGAAGAAGAAATAGCCCGTATAGCAAGTATGAAAAATATAAAAGAAATAATTTTAGCCCTTTCAAAGAAGCAATTGGAAACAGAAAGGCAAATTGGGGTTTTGGGTGAGAAAGCGAAAGATACTTCTTTCATGCACGCTATGTCGTCCGGTAAGTTTGAGGCTGGTGTGGCTGGCTTTAATACAACCATGATGGGGACAGGTATGATACTTGGTATGGTGAGCGACTCGGCGACGGCTACACGCTTGTCAATGTTCGCTATGACCGCATCTATGATTCCCGCAATAGGCACAAGTGCAAAAATGGCTTGGGGTATGTTAAAACTTGCGGAAAATGCAAGTAAAGCGCAATATGTGGCGGCTGGGTTCAAGTTAATGATGGGTGGGGTAGTGGCTATTGTCGCGATGGGGGTATTTGAGAAAATGGCTCGCGATGCCGAGAAATTAACAAAACATGTTAATGACCTAAATGCGGAATTAGCAGATGTAGTAACAAGAACTGAGGCACTACGGGATGTTTCCGGTGATATGGTAGGTAGGGGTGTTGAAATTATATTAGGTGTTGATGTTCCTACCGCAGAAGAAATGGCTACGGATGCTTTGGAAGGCGGCAACCTTATTGAACAGTCATGGAATGATTTCATGGCCGCAAGAGCCGCTTCTTATGAAAATCTTTCAAAATCCGACCAAGAATATATTGATAGCGCTATGAAAGACCTTGAAATATATTACAATCATTGGATGGCCTTACAAGAACATGCAGAAAATGAGATTTCTTTTGAAGCAGTAAAGAAAAAGTTAAGGGACGAAATGGGTCAGATGGAAACCGGCGAAGATTGGGACATGGCGGTGGCGGCTAAAAAGTGGGGTCTTACTTGGGAGGAAGGACTTATGTCCGCGATGACTCTTGGAAATAGCGCCTTTTTTACGCGCATGCAAGCAGATACATGGTCGGATGAATGGGCGAGCGCATTGAATGAAGTAGGGCATGAAGCAGGTATGTTTGGGGACGACCAAATGGAGGTAATGGACGCAATTATGGGCCATATAGAAAAAGGAGGAACACTTAGTGATGATGCTTTAGGTATATTCGGTAGGATGTGGGGCGACGATGTTGAAGGAATACTTAGGGCTTTATTAGAAACTGCGGTTTTAACAGAAGAAAGCGCGATAAACTTATTTACGATGGCTACTAACGCTGACGAAGCGGGCGAAGGAATAGATGATTTGGGGACGGCGTTTGGTAATGCTACTGAGCAAATGACAGGCTTTGCTAATGCAAGAGAAGAATTGTTCTTTGGTGGTTCATACGGTAATGTTACAGGTTCTCTATATCGCCAAGTCGTCCAGCAGGGCGTAGGCACACTTTACAATAAACAGGAAGTTATTATGAGTAATAACTTTCACGGATTTTTCAATGAGCAAGAAGCGGCAGAAAGGATAATCACCGTATTGGATGATTATTTCAAAGGTAAGATATAGTTTAGTGTAGTGATGATATATGAGAGCAATAGATGAAAAGTATTCCTTTTGGCTTGCGGGCTTCTATGATGATTTTAACGGGGCAAGAGTTATCCCCGATGATAGCAACACCATAGGAACGGCGTATAACAGTATTAACGGTCATCACGGCAACCCGATTAACGGCACGGCCTCTCTTAATCCCCGCTTTACTTACGCATGGGTTGAGCGTGGGGATGCAACCGGAGGGCGCTTCAATAATACTATTGTAGTAGCGGCCTCAAGCGGAGGCAAACAATACCTACATAATACCGCTATTAGCGATTGGCTTACTTACGATGAGAACCGCGATAACTCCGATAAGTGGGAAGGACGAGCACAATTACAATACCCCGACAGTATCACCAATGCTAATCGGCAAAAGTATGATGGGGGAACAGGTATTCTCGGTAATGCTTACCTCGGAACTGACACCGCTGACGGCTACATATGGCTATGCAACGGTTATGACACTTCGGGCAAGTATTGGATTCCTACCGGTGATAACGATTCAACCTTTGGGCGTGATGCGATAAAACCATTCTCCGTAATAAGTGGTGGGAACATTGGTAGTGATTGTGGAACGGCCACAACATCAAAAGCCGCTTCAAGTCCCCAATTCATTCAAAAAACAAATCTAATAAGTGTTCTTATGGGCGAAAAGTTTGATGATACTATTAGTAGTTGGCCTTACGCAGATGTTATACTATATCCCCTAAAATCCCCTGCTGGAAAACCATTCTTACATATAGAACAGTTTAGGGATATGAACGCAGATAACGCCTACAAACCTGCTTTAATTTACGATGGTAGTTTGAATAGTATTGGTTCGCAAGATACACTAACCATGCGTATGAATATGCAGGCTTATCAAGCATTAGTCGGTGGGGCAACATGGTCTATGAAAATTGGGGCTGGTTTTGGAACAGAAGTCCCTACAAGTGCAGGATATACAGGAACTCCCGCCATTGAGTTTGAAATGGATATTTCCGGCAATATCACCGGAGGGACAACCTCAGCACCGTTTGGTGGTGTAAAACTCTTTGATTATTGGGATGATAATACAGAAACAACTTATACTGATACTCAAATGTGGATGGATATTGATTTCGTTATTGATTACGATGCGCCGCCCAATGGTGTTTTCAAAGTATTCATTGACGGCACTCAAGTTCCCTCGGTAGGCCATCCGGGCTACCCTATGCCCGGAGGAACAACTACTGCTACTTTTAGTGGGTTTCAAATAAGCACACGACAGGGGACTATTAGCGCACCCGGTTCTTCAACCTATTGGACGGGTTTATTTTCATTAGACCGTGTGGGCATGGTTCGTTATTTAACAAACGACCTTGAAGATAATTATGTTAATTATCCCGTTGAATCCTTAACTTGGAATAGGGGGGTTAATGCCCCCTCGTCTGCTACTATCAGTATAGGGGATGATTCAAATAGCATAGGTAGTCAAATCGTTGACCTTGTGCAATCTTCATCATTTTCAAATTGGTCGCTTATGTTCTTCCGTGATAATATAGACCGTCCGCTTTGGCGCGGAACAGTTACCGGTATGTCTAATACTCAATCCGCCAAAGATGGAAAGAATGACATTAGTATTTCTGCTACCGACCACACTACACTATTAGACCACGAAATCCCTAATTGGGAAGTTGGGCAGGGTGGCGACGCAGACTCAACAGATACTATTTCTTTTATGCGTAATGACGCACAAAGCAAACTTGACACCTATTACTTCGGCGTTGAACGCTTACAAGCATCTAACGCCACTCTTGGTTATTCCTATTCTGCCGATGATAGTAAGTATATCCCCCATACAGACTCTCGTATGAACAAAAACTCCGCACACCCAATACAAGTGTATAATAATGAAAATAAGGGTGGCCCTAATAGCGTTGAGGATGATTGGGGACAACAACCATTTGGGCCAGCATTTTATGACGCTTCTCTCGGTTATGTTGTTATGCACGACATAGATAATAGAATAGTAACAGGCGGCATAACTACTATTAAACTCAATGATGATAATTTAATAGCGGCTGGTGATTATACTTTAACCAGCAACACAGTAACTTATGGTAATGATACCACACTAAATACTGTTGGCTTCCCTGCGGGTTCTCCGGCCAGCATAAACCCTACCGACCCTATAACATGGGTTAGTCCGTCTTTTGGAACTTGGACGCCCGGCGACGCAACTGACAATGGTGATATTGTTTATACAGAAAACTCTCCATACTTTACTACACAAACTATGCCCAGCGTAGCCAGCGGTGGTTTCGTCCCTTATGTTTATCATGTTTCAGCCGAGTTTCCCGACCCTAATAATGGAAATGTGAACTCAAGACAGATTAGGATAAATTGCCCAGCGGCAGTAGGGGCTACACCCACTCAAGGAGAACTCCTAAGTATTGATAATTTAACTACAAGTCCTTTGTATATTAACGAACTTCATGGTATTCATACGGTTCGTGCAAGTAGCGCCGGTAGTTTCATGATTTTAGTAAATATCCCTTACCCTGCTGGCCTTACTTGGTTTCCTTCAAATATAGTATTTGGGGATGGAACGGGAACTTATAGTCCAGCAAACCCTACTACAATAAAAGTGGATGATGTAACACAATTCCCCGGCGGCGGTGGGACATGCACTACTGATGGAGAAACATTTGATTATACGGGGACGGATGAGAGGAAAAAAACACTTACAGGGTGCAATAACTTCTCCGGGCCAATCACAACTAATAAAGAAATCGTATATAATCAACAACTAACTACTATTGTAGCAACAGGGGATTGGACAACTAAGATTTCAAGAGGGGATTATATCACTTTGAATCAAGGAACTCCTATTACATATGAAGGTATATACCGCGTTCAACAAGACCCGGTTTTCGCCGCAGGTAACACCACTTTCAAAATTACACTTGATGTTAATACTGATACTTTCCTATCCGGCTCATACCAAACAACTTATGGGCAACCGCAGGGTAATTGGAATCCCGATTATCGGTCTATTCACGGACGCTGGATTCGCGACCTCCCTCAATCAAAATGGTTTCAGTATATGTTTGGTCGTATAGAAAAAGACCATGCTGGTGAAGCCTCTTTGGTAGCAGATATAGCGGCAAACGCTACTACAATGACTGTTGACTCCCCAAGTATTATTGCTGGTATTGAACAAGGCAATTATGCTTTTGAAATTATTGACGCAGACGGGAGTATTGACGCTGGTGTATTAGAAAGTTATAGCGGAGGTAGTATAATTCCTTCCGGCGGCTTTTCATTCACTAAACTTGTTCCTACAAATACCCCCCCTTATTTTCTTGAATATAAAAATGAAATAAGATATAACAACAGACCATTAGTGTTGTTAATAACAGACACTACAACAAGAGCCGCCATTGGGGCTGGTTCAACAGTTTCAATATACGATAGTGAGTTAGAAGTTGTCATATATGATGAAGCAAAACAAAGTTGGGAAGAAGTTGTTAGTTTGAACGGGGAGTATGAACTCGCCAAATACACAGGCGCGCCTCCCGATGCGGGCGGTATTGAAAGTTATGTTTTGTTAGACTCAAATGGAAGGCATGTAAAAATTGGGCAAAAGGCGATTACAACTAAAATAGCCGATTTAGGCACTATTTCTTATGCGACAGGTAATATCACCGTAACCCTACCTTCAACAAACTTATTATCAAGAGGTCATTCCGCAGGTGCTACAATTAAATTAAGAAATATAGGGGATGATTACAAACATATTTGGGTTCTTTGGGCAGACATGCGAAATAATGGGTCTGCTGATGCAGATGGTGGGACGAGAAAAAAGAAGTTTGGTTTATTATACCCGACCAATTCTAATTACTCCGTAACACTACAATGGGCCGACCAAGACATTAACGCTTACGAAGGGCGTAACGCTTGGGTTGATTTGAAAATGGGGGATGATATAGATATTTGGGAAATAGATGCTGAGGTTGAACCTGTGTCCGGTGGGACATGGGCGGCTCTTGGTTCGGACTCCGAAGCAGATTCGCAATACCATAATTGGG